ATGACACAGAGGTGCGCAAAAAGCTTGATGTACTATCAGATAGCCTTAGAAGCTTCAAAAAGCCGTTTACAGAGGCTGGAGATGAGATGTTGGAGTATTATGGCGATAAAGTATTTAAAACGCAAGGAACGGCATCTGGTGCCAAATGGAAGAATCTGAGCCAAGCAACGGTTGATATGAGATTACGACGTGCTGGACATTACAGAAATCCACCAATTGCTGTAAATAAGATACTTATATGGACCGGAAGGTTGCAGCGCGGATTTAAAAAGAAAGCTGAAAAATTCAAATTGACCATAAGTAATGATGTTGAGTATTTCAAGTATCACCAGCTATCCAAGGGGAGGCCACCACAGCGAAAAATGCTACATTTAAATGCACAAATTATAACAATAGTGGTGCGTTCCATAAATAATTACATATCTAAAAAGATAAAATAGTATGAAAAATGCAATAGATCAGCTATACACGCTATTCTCAACAGATTTGAGTGCAAAGTTTACTACATTTTATAAGGGTGAGGTAGCCATTGTCCCACAGAGCTATCTTCCTGCACTTATGGTATTTGGGAATCAGACAACAGTGGTGGCAAAATCTACGGCAAAAGACCAATATGTGTATGATATAACGGCTCGAGCGGTTATTGATCTAAAATTGTATTTGAAAGAGAGTGGTACAAATGATATAATATCCGCACAGATGGCTATGTACAATTTTATGGAGGAGAGAAATGCTGACGGAAGCTTAAAATCTGATACTGTTCTCGGGGTTCTGAGAGGTAACATACGCACAGATGATTTTATTTTCAATAATGATGTAACAATAACATATTCAGTAATACAAACAGGGGAATTTTTCTACTATAAAGCGGATTGTAATTTTACCGCAACAACAGATTTATTACTAAGACCATAATATGTATAAAGCAAAACAAAATTTTAGTGTACCAAATCGTCCCGACTTCAGAGAGGGGGCGGTATACATGATTGATAGTAATCTTGCCGGACAGCTCGTGCGCCGTGGATTGGTCGAGCCAATTAAAGAAAAGGAAACAAAAAAAAAGAAAAAGTCTAACTCAGATAAAGAATAATATATATGTCATATTCACGCTTGGGCTATTTTGCGATAAAGGTAGAAACAGATGAAAATACGGCGGTTACGCCGGATGTGTTTATCCCTCTTATGAGTGAGGATATTGTCACTGAACACGGAGTAAATCCGGCAATGCCAGTATCAGCAAAACGTCAACTAAACTTACGTGGGATTAAAAACGCAATCAATGCCCCAACTGGTACAGTCAATGTACTTGCAGAGCCTAAAATCATGGGGTACTTTCTTCGTGGAGTATATGGGTCAGTGTCAAGTGGACAAATCATTAAGATTAGCTCACTATCAGCTGATTTCACTGTTGGAGAGACGGTGACAGGAGGATCATCATCCGAGACAGCAACCGTAGTGATTACATCTACGGAAGGAGACTATGTGCTTGTGTCAAGTGCAAGTGGAAATTTCACCGTTGGTGAGACAATTACCGGTGGCACATCAAGTAGCACTGCAACAGTAGTATCATTTGATACGACACGATATGGACACCAATTTAGCGCACCACAAAGCTCTTTGCCTACATTTACAGTAGAGATTGGACTGCAAAATGAAGCATATCGATACACAGGTGTTCGCTTCAACGCACTAAACTCAATCGCTCAATCTGATAACATTATTACAGCAGCGCTTGGAATGGTTGCCCGATCAGAATATAAATATGGCCGCATTACAGAGGTGACAACGTCTGGGGCAGGCTCAAAAACACTTACACTGAACCAGACCACAGGCCTCGCAGCAAGCGACACGGTGAAAATTTATCGTCCTGGTACTGGATTTATTGACTTCTCTGCATCATCAGTTAAAACACATACGATTGGCACTGTGGCGTCAGAGACAACGATAACCGTAACAAATTTACAGACATCAACACAGGTAGGGGACTTACTTGTTCTTGCCCCACAAACACCAAGCTACACAATTGATAGTGAGTTTTGTTGGATTGGTGGATCTACTGTGAGGGTTGCAGATAGTATTACATCAGCAGTGAGCGCATCAGCCGACAGCATCGAAGATTTTGAGATAGTACTTGCAAATGAAGTAGAAGGAAAGCATGCAGCAAATGGCACAAATCAGGTAAACAGGTTCCCTGCAACAAACTTCTTGAAGGGATTGACTGGTAGCGGTTCAATTACACGTACATATACCGACATGACGTATGTGGACAGATTGGTGAACAGTACACAAACAGCCATCCTTGTAAACCATACAGGGAACGAGATTGGATCAACTGGGTTATATTATGAGCTTGAGTGGCGCACTCCATACGCAATATTTGACCCATTCAATCCAAGTATTAGTGAGGATGATCTATTAAACCAAGAAATGCCATTCACCATGTACGACGCATCTTCAGATGGGTTCTTCCATAAGGCTCTTCTTATAAACGATGTCAGTTCATATTAATAACAAACACTATGTCTAGATTTGTATCCCAGAGTACAAAAAAAATAGAACTAGGTAACGATGAGTGGGTAGAAGTTCGTGAATCACTTGCCTTTGACGAACTTCTACCAATTACGGAGGGAATTACTCAAAACAATGCAAATGACGCAAAGGTTGCTATTCCGTTATTACAGGCAGCAATAAAATCATGGAATTTAAAAGATGATGACGGCAAAGACGTACCATGCACAAAAGAAAATATAAAAATGCTAAATACTGAGACAGTGCTGGCATTGGTCGGTCAGGTAAGTGATATGTATTTCCCGGGAAAAAAAGGCTCGGCTCAATCTGGAGAATAGTATTCCGTAATTCCAAGATTGAGCCCATAGGATATGACGATATAACGGATTACCATATGTCATTGAAATTTGGTCTTGATTGGAAGAAATATGATCATAAGCGCATGACCACGATGATGCATATAATAAATCTTATAGAAGAAAAAAAGGCTAAAGAACAAAAAAAATATGGCGGACCCAAGACTACAAGTGGTCGTAGACCTCAAGGATAAGGCCAGTAAACAGTTAGATGGTTTTAACAAAAACCTTGATAAAACAAAAAACACGGTGAAAACTGTAGGGTTGGCCATGGCTGCTTTTGGTGCTGCTGCTGCTTTTGCTATGAAGTCTGTCATTGACGCGAGCAATGAGCTCAATAATTCACTCATTGGATTAAACAGTGTGGCAAATGCATTTGGACAGAGTGCCGATGATGCCAAAAATGCAGCCCTTGATTTGGCGAAAGATGGTCTTTTGTCGGTAAAAGATGCTGCAAATTCATTAAAGAACTTGCTTGCAACAGGATTTAGTCTACCCGAGGCAATAAATCTTATGAACGCATTCAAAGATTCTGCTGCTTTTAATAGGCAGGGAACTTTAGCATTTGGGCAGGCAATTGAGGGAGCGACTCAGGGTATCAAAAATCAAAATTCAATACTGGTCGATAATGCCGGTATTACAAAAAACTTGTCTCTTATCTTGAAGGAGGCTGGATACTCCATGCAGGATCTATCTCGAGTGAGTAATGATGTAAATGTACGCGCTGCGTTGTATAATGGGCTTCTCAAAGAGGCCTCAGTATTTCAGGGTGATGCTGCGAGACTTGCAGACACACTTGCTGGTAAGCAAGCTGCTCTTGCCACGGCATTTTTTATGGTCAAGGCTCAAATAGGTGAGCTGGTATCTCCTTTTATGGGACAACTCGTTGATGCGACATCGCGCGTTCTCGAGCAGGTGAATATTTTTATTATAACGGTATCTGAGGCTGGTGGAATAGTGGAATATTTTACTGAGAAAGTCCGGCAGTTGTTAGATTATATAGAAGAAAAATCTGGTTTTATAACTATATTCAATGAGTCATGGAATAGAGTTGTTGAAACATTCAATGCGAAACTGTCTCCCGCACTTGCAAGGTTGTGGGAAGCAGTAAAGCCCCTTGCGCCTTTCTTTGAGCAATTTGCTAAGGTAATCGGTGTTATTTTGTATGGAGCATTGATTGCTATTGTAAAATTTATAGAAAATACGGTAATCCCGATTATTCATGCAATGACTATTGTAGTAGAGGGTGCAATAAATGTAGTAAATGCATTTAGAAGCGCTTGGGATTCAGTGACGACAGTATTGTCAAAAGTAATAACACTCATAGAAAAAGCGATACAGAAGGCAAGGGAACTTGCATCGCTTGGTGGTGGTGGAATTGGTGGGTTTTTCTCGAGTGTATTCGGGGGGTTCAGGGCAGACGGCGGACCCGTCAGCGCAGGGAAGTCTTATGTGGTAGGAGAACGAGGGCCGGAATTATTTACACCATCAGTGAGTGGCAACATTACGCCGAACGGGTCAGGGGCATCAGTAAATGTATATGTAACTGTTGAAGGTAATGTGACAACAGAACAAGACCTCGCTGAGTCTGTAGGAAATATGCTTACACAGCAACTTAAACTATCAAGCGCAATTGTATGATATTTTACTACATCAACAATACGGATCGTACTGCTGATGTTGAAGCAAACTCTTTGAAAATAACGAATCAGATTCAACAACGATCTGATTCTTGTAATTTTACGGTGTTCCAGAACTCAAAACCGTCTGAGAATCAAGATTTGCGCATTTACGATGGTGCGTTGGTCGAAAGCCATACGACCACCACAATTGTGCTAAAAGACTCATATGAGCTCAATGTGGGGGCTTTCAGAGCAGGTCAGGTGATATATCTAGACTTAGATGGAAGTATTGAAGAGGCTACCATCTCTTCATATACAGAATCTACAAAAACAATAGTACTAACTGCCGCGCCGAGCGTGTCTATGTCAGAGGGTGATTATATTGGTCGTATAATTTTTGGTGGGGTTGTGGCACGCGTGACGGATAAAAATCTTCATTCTCTCACAAATGTGATATATGACATAACAGGTGTAGATTATACTAAGATTTTTGATAAAAAAATTATTAGCGATACGTGGGAAGACGTGGATAGTAGATATATCATAAATAGCTTTGTCAATTCAACAGTGAATTACAACAGCACCCTCGATACAATAGATTATGATGATAACACTGCTATACAAGCAGAGTGGATAGAGTCTGGTGATGGAAATAACCCAACAGTAGATAGCTCGGACTATATAGAGGGTGACGCAAGCGGTGTGTTTAGCTGGACTAATTCATCAGGTACTGCCATATGGACCGGAAGCCCGACCAGTAAAGATTAGTCTTCTTTTTTTGGTGTTAGTAGCGGAACACCAACTAAAGGTGATTTGATGGGCTGGTTCAAAACGTCTAATCAGGCGAATATAACCTCATTGACAGTGCGATTGGGGTCAGATGCCTCAAATTATGCCGATTTCACCATAAACGTGGGTACACCCACAGATTGGCAATATACACGCACAAAAGCCACTACAGTGGCTGTCACAGGCACACCAGACTGGACCGCAACAGATTACGCCCAACTAAGAATAGTACAAACAGGAGATGGGCAAGTAAAATGGAATGGGTTGCGTATAAACTCAGATGGATCATTCACACTTTTCAATGTAGAACCAACGCCAAATTTTGATGATCTTCGTTCACCCCAACTCAAGCCGACATCTCTTATAAATCAGCTTTCAAAAACTTGGGAATACGTGTGGTATATAGATTATGTAAGAGATATACATTTTAGAGACAAAGAAAACGATGCGGCCCCGTTTGATATAGATGAAACATCAAACAACTTTACTGATCTTTCAGTGGAAGTAGATACATCAAACATTGGGAATCGTGTTATAGTGCGAGGCGGTGAGAAACAATCCGAGTCAACGTATGCTCAGGTCTTTGAGGGTGATAATACTGTCCGTGAGTGGATTCTAAAAAACAAATTCAAGAATTTGTCAATTACCGTAGACAAAAACACATCGACAGACACAATGGAGGCAGGAACAACCACAACGGCAGTAAATGCCACAACTCACGGACTGTCTGTTGGGGATCATATAGTAAACAGAACGAGAAGCAATGCTGTGCGTGAGGTGCTAACTGTACCAGATCCGGACTCTTTCACAGTGGAGGCGGTATCTGGTCAAACCAATGGTGATACATTCTCATTGTTCGCAACAACAAAAACAGATGGGATTGAGGGTATTACGGACGAGACTACAGTAGATTATGTAGCAAACAGTAACGAGAAGTCAGTGCGTGCAACCGCAAGTGAATTAACACTAGATACAGCTGAATTTATACGTTTTGAGTATAATGAACGCGTTCCCATACAAATACAATACACAGACTCAGGAAGTGCAAATGCCCTCGCTGCCCTTGGTCTTGGTGATGGTATATTTGACCTAGACCCAATAACTGATAGTAACATAGAAGATGTAAACACGGCAATATCAATAGCAGAAGCTCGTGTGGCAGAATTTGGCAATGCTGTTATTACAGGTACATTTAAAACGGATCAGAAAGGCCTTTTGGCAGGACAAATAATACACATAGAAGATAGCAACAGAAGTGTAAACAATGATTATGTAATACAAAAGATTTCAGCCAAGCAAAAACATGGAACTCATTTTGATTATATGGAGTATACAGTAACGTTTGGTACGACATTATTTGGGTGGATAGAATTCATGCAAAAGCTCATCCGCACAAAAGATAGTATACAATTAAATGTAGATGATATAGTGGAAACATACGCAACATCAAACGAGGAAGTTGAAACATCTGAAATAAATACCGTGCAGGCTGGTGGTATAAAATCTGCAACACAAAGTGAGAGTGTGGAAACATCTGAGACAAACAATATATATGAAACTATACCTCCGTGGCAATGGGAGACATCAACAGGACAATCCGTTGCAACAAGATGGAATCTATTCGAGTGGGGGTCTTAATATGTTATAATAGAGTTATATGCAAAATAAAAGTTCATCAAAAGTCAAGGGAATACACATCATAACAACATGTGATGTTCGTAGTGGACGCGCACAGCGCATAGAAAAGACGCTTGAGGAAATACGCCTCAAACGTCAATTTTTAATAAAGGTAGGTAAAAATACTCGTGACAAACTTCGTGAGTTATGGATGGAATACCACTGGTATCTCGAGCAGCTTCATAAAAGGCATAAAGTAAATCAAATTGTAGTAGAAAACGTAACGACTACAGTCGGGCGTGCCGTGCTTGCTCAAAGACTTGGTGGAGATACTACATACACAGGTACGGTAAACTATGGCGCTCTTGGTACTGATAATACAGGAGCAGCTGTTTCCGATACGACACTAGGTACTGAGACATACAGAAAGGCTCTGTCCAGTGGTACTGATAGTAATAATATTGCATATTTGGAGAATTTTTATACTGCAAGTGAGGTGAATGGCACATTTGAGGAATATGGGTTTTTTATAGATGGAACGGGATCAGCAGACACTGGCCAAATGTTTAATAGGTTCACTCAATCAGTTACAAAGTCAGCGACGGAAAGTCTAAATGTTTCGTCCCAAATTACGATCAGCGATGCTTAATAATATAAAATATGGCTACAAATCTTACAAGCTCAAGCGTGTCAGCTGGAGATGACGCAACAGCGGCGCAATATAACAATTTGCGTACAGATGTTTTGGTAAACGCTGGGGACTATGAGACAGCGGCGGGATCATCAAACGCGTACACATTGTCAATCGATAGTAGTATTTCTGCGTATGCAGCAGGTCAGAAATTTCGTTTTCAGGCAAACCACACAAATACAGGTGCGGCGACCTTGAACGTAAATAGTATTGGTGCTAAAACAATTAAGAAGAAAAATGGTCAAGATCTTTTATCTGGAGATATAGAGAGCGGACAAGAGGTTGAGGTTGTCTACGATGGGACATACATGCAGATGATTAGTAATCCATCGTCGGTGACAACGAAATTCGGTGGAGAT